GTCGGCAGCGTCAGATGTGTATAAGAGACAGGTATAACAGTGGTGAAAATGTCTTAAATGACGTATCTTTTAGAGGAGGAATAATTTACTAATATGGAAGAATGGAAGGAAATACAAGATTACCCAAACTGCCAAGTTAGCTCTGAAGGTAGGGTAAAGCAAGACGATAAATTCAGACCATAGAAATGTTCCGAAATTATTATTAAACTATTAAAATTAACGCCTTATCGCCTCAAATCAACATAGAAACCTAACAGGAGATCAATTACATAACCCTAAAGGATTTGACGAAGCGAGTGCTTCTACAATGCCTATTAAAAACGCTGCTGGAGAACTAGAGTGGAGACCTAATTTAAGCCTTACAAACGCTTTAGATTACGTTTCAGGACAGTCTGCTCCTCCTACAGAAGTTGACGGGGATGTTTACTTAATTGACGATACAGGAACAGCTTATGACATAGACACTATTGCTTGGCAATCAGGTAATACTGTAAGATATACATTTAATGGTTCTCCTGACTTATCTGCTGTTGCTGCTGCTGATTACTTCATTACTAGTGGTAATACTAACTCTTCTAATGATGGTACATTCGTTATTAGTGCTGTAGACAATTCAACTAAATACATTGAAGTAACAAACGTATTAAGAGAAGATGCTACAGATGATGAAGCAACTGATGCTATTGGTACAGGTTATTATACTTTAGCAGAATGGGATGGAGTATCTAAAGGTAGTCATGTATCATTTGACGGTGTTACTTGGACTTCTGTTAATGCTGCTGACGGAGCAATTTGTTTTGACTTAAATGCTCAGAATCATAGAATATACGATACAACAGGAGCTAATTGGGATACTACTATTACTTCAGGTGGTATTACAGGAAGTGGAACATCAAACCAAGTAGCTTACTTCTCAGGTGCTAGTGCATTAACTTCTAGTTCTAAATTAACTTTTGACGGAACTACATTCTTAGTGGATGACGGAGCTGGTGCTAACATTTCTTATGATGGTAATAGCTTTGACGTAACAGATGGTGCAGACAACTTAATATATTGGAAGAATAACTCTGATATGATCGTAGAGTCTACGGGTAATACAGCTAGTGTTAAACACGCAGGACAATTTAAGGTAGGTAGAGGAAACTTATCTACTCCTGCTGTTTCTCAGGCTTCTGACGCTTTATGGGGTTATCAGGTAGATCCTTACGATGGAACTTCTTACACTCCTGCTGTAAAGACCTTAGTAAATGCAACAGAATTGCATAGTGCTTCTGCTTTAGGTGTAGAATATAAAATACAGACTGTTTCTAACGGTTCAACTACTTTAACAGATAGAATAGTAGTTAACGGTGATGGTAATGTAAATATAGGTAACTATAAGTTTGATATAGATCAGACTGTAGGTGCAGGTCAAGATAACTACGTATTAACTTACGACAACGCTACAGGTCTTATTACTTTAGAAGCTGCTGCTGGTGGTGGAGGTGGTTTAACAGACGTAGTGGATGATACTACTCCACAGTTAGGAGGTAGCTTAGATGTTAATGGAAATAAAATCGTTTCTGTTGCTAATGGAGATATAGACATAGAGCCTAACGGTACAGGTAATGTTTTATTAGGTAATATGACATTCGATGCAGACCAAACTATTGGTGCAGGGCAAGACAATTACGTTCTTACTTATGACAATGCTACTGGATTAATTAGTTTAGAAGCTGCTTCTGGAGGTGGAGGTACATCTTACTTTACTGAAACTGCTAATGCTATTGCTTTAGATACAGGTGCTACAACAAGAGATGTATTAGAAATAAATACTGGTACAGCTACAACTTACGGTGGTACATTTACTCAAGGAGGTTTAATCGTTGGGGATGGTAATACAGCTTCAGGTGGTGGTAGAAGATTTGGTATTTTTGGAGCATCTACAAATGCAACAGGATTCCTAGATGCAGTTGTCATAGTTGGATCATCAAATAATTTCTATGATGGAAATTATGATATGATGGTTGGTAGTTCTAACGTACAAGGTTCTGGTGATAACAACTTAATTGTTGGTCAATCAAATACGGTTTACGGATTTAAAAACTTTGTAGCTGGTGCAAATAATGTATGTGGTGCAACTGGAGCTGGTAATGACTTTGATCAATGTATCGTATTAGGTAGCGAGATGAAAGCTGCTGGTGATAATCAAATATTAATAGGACGTTATTTTGATAATAATACTTCATATTCGTCACATCCTGGAATTTTCTTTGGATTAGGAACACAAGCAAGATCAAGTGCAGGTTTCTTTGTAGATCCTAGTGCAACTGCTAACGGTGCTAACTTTGTTATAGGTGGTATTGATGCAATGAGAGATGACGCAGGTCATATTTGTGTATCTGGATCTGGTAACGGTATTTCTTATTTAAGGAATAATTCAGGTAATAAAGTTTATGCACCGTCTATTGATCCAGATGATGCAGTTGCTAGATGGGCAACAGATAGAACGGCTGGTGTTACTGGTATGATGGTAATGGCTGAAAACGGTGGTAAATCTTGGATAGGTGATAGAATTGGTATTGGCGTAGCTGGTGTTGGAGGCGCAAGTGCTGGAGGTGGTAATACTGGTATGACTGATACAGTAGATGCTTCTTTACATATTTATGGCGAGGGTGCTACATCAGCAACAAGTAGTTTAAAGATAGAAGATAGTGCTTCTGCTGCATTATTTGAGGTTAGAGATGATGGTGTAGTAATAGCTGCTAACTTACCTACTTCAAGTGCAGGATTACCAACGGGAGCAATATGGAATAATTCAGGAGTTTTAAATATAGTATAATGGCAATAAATAACACAAACACAGTAGCAACTAAACTGGGTTTAGATTCTACTTCATCTTACATTAGATTAGAAATTTATTTAAGTAAAGGAGAAAAAGCAGAAATTGCATTTCACGTATATGCTTCTAAACAAGCGTATTTAGATGGAGATCCGTCTATAAATAAAGTATTAGATTTTGATTTTTCTAATTATAATGCAGGAGTTTTATTACCTGCTGACGTTAATTTGGATAATCTACACGATATAGCTATTGCTGAATTAGTTACTAGAGGAATGGATAATGCAAAATTAGCTAAAGTAGATTTAGTATAATGAAAGTAACTAAAAACTTCCACCTACACGAATTGGTGGACAAAGCAACTTACGAGGCTTATGGAGACTTCTCTGTAAGATTCTTAGATGAAGATACAATAAAGCTGTTACAGTTCTTTAGAGAACGTTACGGTAGCACTACAGTAAATAATTGGTATCAAGGTGGTAATCTTCAATACAGAGGATTTAGACCACCTAACTGCAAGGTAGGAGGAAAGTATTCTCAGCATAAGTTTGGTAGAGGATTCGATATTAACTGTAGCAAAGCAACTCCTGAAGAGATCAGAGAGGATGTAATGAACAATCAAGTTATGTTTTCAGGTCAAGGATTGACTAGAATAGAAGATGGAGACTTCGCTCCAACGTGGTTTCACTTCGACACAGCATGGACTATGTTTAACGGTATTCAAGTAATTAAACCATAAAATCATGATGAAAATTATGTTATTAATTGAAGCAGGTGCAAAACTTGCTAAGAGATTTGGTGTAGGTGTCAAGGATATTAAACACCTTCATAAAGCTCTGAAAAAGAACAAGTTAGAGAAGAATTATACTCCTGAAGGGAAGTATGATTACGTGAGATTAGCAGGATTTGTTAGTTTCTCTGTGTCTTTATTGTTCGGTATCTTATATGCTTTCGGTAAGATTGATGCTGAAGTGTATAAGAAGTTAATGGAAATTTTGTAACTTACCTACATGAGTAAGTATAGCAAATATGATGATTATATCCTTTCTAATTTAGCAATGGGATATAGACCTCTTACTAGACATATAGTAGAGAAATTTAATCTACCTGACTACTGTTTTAGTGGACTGAGAAAGCATATAAAAAGAGTAGCAGAGAGAGCCATAAGTGAAGCAATGGAGTCTAAGATGTCTTCAAGTAGAGTGCTTGTGATAGGAGATCTTCACGAACCATTCTGTTTAGACTCTTACTTAGACTTTTGTATTGGTATTTACAATAAGTACAATTGTGACACTGTTGTTTTTATTGGAGATGTAATAGACAATCATTATAGCTCTTACCACGAGACAGACGCAGACGGACTTGGAGGTGGTGACGAGTTAGATCTTGCCATAAAAAGACTTAGAAGATGGTACAAAGTGTTTCCTGAGGCATATGTTACAATAGGGAATCACGATAGAATAATAGCCCGTAAGGCACAAACAGGTGGAATCCCTAAAAGGTGGATTAAATCATATTCTGAAGTCTTAGGAACAAGACACTGGAGGTTTGTTGATCGCGTAGTTATTGATGATGTGCAGTATGTTCATGGAGAGGCTGGAACGGCAAGAACAAAAAGTAAGGCTGACATGATGAGTACTGTTCAAGGACACTTACATACTCAAGCTTACACTGAATGGTCTGTAGGACAGAAAGTAAAAGTATTTGGATGCCAAGTAGGATGCGGAATAGACCATAAAGCCTATGCTATGGCTTACGCTAAAGCTGGCAAGAAGCCTGCAATAGGCTGTGCTGTAGTAATTAACGGAGAAACTTGTATTAACGAATTAATGAGTTTATAAAAAAGGGAGGGTTATGCTGCCCTCCCAATTACTCAAACAAAAGATTAAAAAATTAAATACACTACAAGTATAGTAATTTAATTTAATCTCTCAAACTTTTTCTTATTAAATGTAACTTTTCTACAAATATTTTGTATTATTGTGTATTGTTAATTAAAACACAATTATTATGAAAGAATTACAAGAAAGGCTGTTAAAGGTTCAAGAGGAACTGAAAGCGCCAAAGAATCAAAGGAATAACTTCGGTAAGTATAACTACAGAAGTTGTGAGGACATTTTAGAGGCTGTTAAGCCGTTATTAGTAAAGCATGGCTTAGCTATGACTATTGCAGATCAAGTACATGAAGCAGGAGAGCTTATTTACATTGAATCTACTGTCATGGTATCTTATGAGAACGAAAGAATTGCTTCAACTGCACAAGCTGGTGTTGATCCTAACAGAAAAGGAATGGACATTGCTCAATCATTTGGGTCTAGTTCTTCTTATGCTAGAAAGTACGCATTAAATGGTATGTTCTTAATTGATGATACTAAAGATGCAGATGCTACTAATACGCATGGTAAGACAGAAGTTACCAAAATGGTAACAAAGAAGAAAGCTACTAAGCAAATAAAGTCAGCTATGGCTAAAGCAGTAGCAGAAGGTAAGAAAGAAGCTGTACTTGCTAAGATTGCAGACTATGAATTATCTGAGCAGGATGTTATGGACATCATGAAAGGAGAATGAGCAATTAAATTACTAGAAAAGCACGGTTATGAAAGAATTTAAAGGAAGAGCATCTGCTGTTGGTAAGTTAATGACTAGCAGCAGATCTAAATCCAATCCGTTAAGTAAGACAACAGAATCTTATTTACAGACTTGGATGAAAGAGCAAATATACGGATATAAGCATGAGATTGGATCTAAATACCTTGAGAAAGGATTAGAGGTAGAGGATGAATCTATTGACTTTATCGCTGAAGAATTAGGTTATGGATTCTTAGCTAAGAACGATATTAAGTTTGAGAATGAGTTTATGACCGGTACTCCTGACTTAATAGTTGACTCGACAGTTATAGACATGAAGAACGTATGGAATCATTGGACAATGCCATTGTTTGAAGATTCAGTTCCAGAAAAGGATTATTATTGGCAGCTACAGTCTTATATGGCATTATGCAACTTGGATAAAGCTAAATT